GCCTTCTCCCCTTCCCTCTCGTCTAAAGCCCGTTTGGAGCTTCCTTGCGGTAAATGTATCGGGTGTCGTTTGGAGCGATCGCGACAATGGGCCGTGCGACTCATGCACGAGGCCCAAATGCACGACTTTTCGGTGTTCGTCACGCTGACCTATGACGATGACCATCTACCCGCTGATCGGTCGGTCGACAAGCGTGTTCTCTCTGACTTCATCCGGCGCACCCGCCGGTCGCTATCTTTCCCGATTCGATTCTTTGGAGTTGGTGAATATGGTGAGCTATCCTTTCGGCCCCACTATCACGCGTTATTGTTCGGCGTTCATTTCGCAGATGCTGTCGTCATCCGTGCCGCGACTGAAGCACGACCCGCGTTATTTCGATCCCCTGCTTTGGAGAAGCTGTGGGCGTTTGGGCATTCTTCCTTCGGTTCCGTCACGTTCGATAGCGCGCAATATGTCGCTGGATATTGCGTTAAAAAAATATCGGGATCAAAAGCGGCGGATCACTACCGCCGCGTAGACCCGCGGACCGGCGAGGTGTTTGACCTCAAGCCGGAATTCGCTCTTATGTCTCGCCGTCCCGGCATCGGTGCCACGTGGTTCGAAAAATTCGGTTCCGATGTTTACCCCTCTGATCAAGTAATAACCAACGGTCACCCTGCTAAACCCCCCCGCTACTACGACAAGCGGCTTGCATTGGTGCATCCGGAAAGAGCCGAAGCTGTTCGGCTGGCGCGTGTTGGTCGCGCCGCTAAAAATTTCGAGGAAGGCAATACTCCTCGACTCACGGCCAAGGCGGAAATCGCCAAGGCTAAATTCAATCTCCGCAAAAGGGAGTTAGCATGATTCATTCGGTCCTTGCTGTGTTCGATGAGAAGGCGGAAGCCTTCGCGCAACCGTTCTTCCAGCAGTCTGACGTTCTCGCTATCCGCGCCTTCACTGCCGCGGCGCGTGATCCTGAGTCGCTGCTCTACAAGTTCCCTCGGGACTATTCGCTTTACAAGCTGGGCACCTATGACGATTGTGCCGGCCGCTTTGAAAATCTCGAGCGGCCGCAGCTGGTCATGACTTCGCAACAAGCGCAAGCGGGTGATGACGGCCCCGCCCATGCTCTCGTTGATCCGGCCGTCGCCCAACGTCTTTCCTAAGGAGTCGCCATGCATCGCAATCCCTCGGTAATGAAGCACCAGTTTTCAGAGGTGCCTCGCGCGGAGATTCCGCGCTCTACGTTTGATCGTTCTCACGGCTATAAAACGACGCTTAATGCTGGTCTGCTGGTCCCCATCTTTGTTGATGAGGCTTTGCCCGGTGACACTTTCAATGTTCGTGGGACTCTGTTCGGGCGGCTGAATACGCCTATTTACCCGATCATGGACAATATGTTCCTCGACACCTTCTTCTTTTCGGTGCCCATTCGCTTGCTTTGGGACAACTGGGAGCGCTTCAATGGAGCCCAAACCAATCCTGACGACTCGACCGATTTTACTATTCCCAAGATTACTGCCCCGACTGGCGGCTATGCTTCGGGTTCTCTGGAAGATTATTTTGGTCTCCCTACTGGTGTTGGTGGCTTCGTTCATTCTGCGCTTTGGCATCGCGCATATAACTTGATTTGGAATGAGTGGTTCAGGGACCAGAATCTTCAAGATTCGATCACGGTGAAAAAGGACAATGGTCCTGACGATCCCGCTCTATATACCGTGATGCGTCGCGGTAAACGTCACGACTATTTTACTTCGTGTCTGCCGTGGCCTCAAAAGGGGCCCGGGGTGACAATTCCCCTCGGGGGGCAGGCGCCGGTCCATTCTTCGCACTACATCATCGATACTTCTACCGGGTCTAATTCGGCGTGGCCTGTTGGCGGCTATACCACGTCGGCTTATGTGCCGACGGGTTCTGCCTCGGACTTCGAGTGGGACAATCAAGGTGTCGGTAAGGAGGGTATTTGGGCAGATTTGTCGCAAGCGACTGCAGCGACAATTAATAGCCTTCGTCAAGCGTTCCAGATCCAAAAGATCTATGAGCGTGACGCGAGGGGTGGGACCCGCTATGTGGAGCTGCTCAAGGCCCACTTCGGGGTTACCAGCCCCGACTTTCGCATGCAACGTCCGGAGTTGCTATCGACCGGTTCGACGCCGGTTAATATTTCTCCGATCCCTCAGACTTCGGGCACCGCTGGCACTAATGGCTATACGCCGACGCCTCAAGGCAATCTCGCGGCGATGGGGACAGTTCTCGCGAATGGCCATGGGTTCACGCATTCTTTTACCGAGCATTGCGTTGTTATCGGACTCGCGTGTATTCGTGCCGACCTGACGTATCAACAAGGTCTGGATCGCATGTGGTCGCGTTCCACGCGCTTTGATTTCTATTGGCCCGCGCTTGCGATGATTGGCGAGCAAGCCGTTTTGAAAAAGGAGCTAGTTTGTGCTGGCACAAGTGCTGATGAGGAGGTTTGGGGCTATCAGGAAAGATTCGGTGAATATCGGTATAAGCCCTCGCGTATCACCGGAAAGCTACGCTCTTCGGACCCTCAATCCCTCGACGCATGGCACCTTTCGCAGGTCCTTCCGTCGAACGTTGTTCTTGACGCCAATTTTATTCAGGAGAATCCGCCTATTGATCGGATAGTGGCGGTTCCCTCTGAGCCTCATTTCATCATGGACTGTTATTTCCGGTTCAAGGCGGCTCGTCCGATGCCTGTGTACGGCGTTCCGGGTCTCATTGACCATTTCTAATGGACGATCAGCAATTCTGGGATTTGGCTTTCCTCCAGATTGCTGGCTGGCAATTTCACCCCGGGAACCCGGTTGATAACCGGGTCTCGGTGGTGGATTGCGCCGCTCTGGCTGACGAACTCTTAATCGAAAGGAACAAACGTGCCTATCATGAGTGCTGGGCTACTCGCCGGGGGAGCTAGTCTCCTCGGCGGGATTTTGACTAACCGCTCCTCGGCGCGTCAGGCTAACGATGCCTTCGTTCGCGAGCAGCTGTCGGCGCGCGAGCAGATGGCATTCCAAGAGCGGATGAGTAGTACCGCGCATCAGCGAGAAGTCGCTGATCTTCGCGCGGCGGGTTTGAACCCGATTCTCTCCGCGGGGGGTAAGGGGGCTTCGTCCCCTGCAGGTGCTTCTGCAGCTGCTCACGCTGCCCCTGTCGTTGATGCTGTGGGGCAAGGTGTGTCGGGCGCTATGCGTGGGGCCGAAGTGAATTCGGCCCTCGCTGCTCAAGCTGCCACGACTGAAAATACGAAAGCCGAGACTGATCTTAAGAAGCAAGAGCTGATTATCAAGAGTCCTGCGGCTAAAGCTGCCGCTCAGGCTCTCAACCCGGGTATTGATACTCTGACCCGGGATATTCCTAAGGCTCTGGGTGAAGGTGCCGCTAAGGCTGTCGGTAACGTTAAGGAGTTCTTCACGAACTCTGCCGCCGATGTGAGAGCCTATCCCGATCAGGCCGTGCCGAAGGTCATCGGCCGTTTTCTTGAGGGTGTGGGCGTAACGTCGGCCGGCAAGGGTGATGCCTTTGTGCGTCGCCGTGCTGCTGAGATTGACGGCCTCAGGGCGAGTATCTGGGCGGAAGTTCAGCAGCGCCTGGCCCAAATCCGGACATTGACCGGTGAAAAGAAGCGGGAGGCGGAAGCCTCGCTAAAACGCTTCGCACAGGATGCCAAGGCTCGACTACTGCAGGAGCGCAAGGGCTTGCGGTGACGCCCTTTATCTCTTTGCTAAACCGATTTTCCCCGGCTTGAATTAGCAATCTTGCGTGGCCGTTATCAACAATGCCTGTCTAGCATCGCTGGCAAGGCTAAACCAAAAGGTAACTAGTTATGACTAAATCCTCCAAAACAGAAATCGTTGAAAACGATAGGCCAATTCTTCCGCTGGTGCGTCACGCTTACAGCCCCCGCGAACCTGTCGTTCTTCAGAGCTCTGGCATCTCTAAAACCAAGCAGTCGTTCAAGGACGAGTGCGATATCAACCGGATCATGGCCCGTTATGCCGCTACCGGCACTCTCGACTTCGTCAATCGCCGTGAGGCGAAATTCCTCGACGTTTCCGACGTCGACTTCCAAAACGCTATGCAGATCGTGACCCAGAGTCGCGAGGCTTTCGAGTCTCTCCCCTCTGCCCTCCGCGAGCGCTTCGCTAACGATCCCGCCAAGCTGCTCGGCTTCCTCTCTGACGAGTCCAACCGTGACGAGGCTATAAAATTGGGCTTGGTAAACAAGCCCTTACCTGACCCTGTGCCTGGCACAGAACCGGCGGCGGCAGCTGCCTAGGCAAATCGCACACTTGATATAGATTTGCCAACTGGGACAAAACATGGCTAAGCTCTTAACCGTAATTGTTTTTTCCCTGTTCTTTGATGTTCAACTGGTTGTTTCTTCTAAAGAAAGGTCTTTCCATCATGAAACGCTTCAAAATGTCTCGCTCCCAGAGCCGGAAATCCTTTACCAAGGGTGCGGTGGTGACCCACAAGAAAAACCTTGTGAGCCACAACCCGATGCGTGGTGGGATCAGGCTCTAGATGCCCTGCTATAGCCCTCTGCGGGGCTATTGGGATGGCCAAGGGGGGAAGGTGGCCTTCTCCCCTTCCCTCTCGTCTAAAGCCCGTTTGGAGCTTCCTTGCGGTAAATGTATCGGGTGTCGTTTGGAGCGATCGCGACAATGGGCCGTGCGACTCATGCACGAGGCCCAAATGC